AGCTTCAGTGCTGCAGGGGGGCTTGTGTCTCGCCTTGTCCTGTCGTTGATGCCGCCCTCGCGTTCTTTGGTGGGTTTGAGTGGCTGGCTGCTTAGTTCCCAGTTGCGGCCAAATGTTCCAGTCCACCAAGGGCCTTGTTCTTTGAGGGATACGACGATCTTGGGGCCGGCTTCGGCGCGTGCGTTTTCGATCTCGCGCTTGAGATCTTTTGCGAGCCAGCCAATACCTCTAGCCATTACGCCGTAGCCGAGAAACGGCAATTAACAACGCTCAAAAAATGGCTGTTATTTTCGCTTGTGACAGCTGTAGGACCTGAAATTTCACCCACGTGCGGGCGAGTCGAATAGCTGTCGGTGTAACCAGAAGCGTTTACTGAGGTCAGACCATCAATAACTGATTCAGCTACGGCGGCTGCAGCAGCACTGCCTCGATTCATGGGTGTGAAAATTGCGCAGCGGATTGTGCCGCTATAAAAATCCAATGCCGCTCCATGCGGTTGATACGTTGATTGTGTGAAGTTGATATTGATCATTACGTACGTGGTGTTTTTGCCGGGTGTGGTGTACGGCATGTTGTCAAACACCACAGAAACACTGCTATCTGCATCCGTGATTGCGGTATTTAGTGCCTTCTCAAAAGCGGCGCGGGCGTTGACGAGTGTCATTAGAAGATCACCGTGAGAACGTACAGATACTCTTGGCCGCCGCGGTACGTTCTGATGTCCTGGAGCTTTGCAACACGGGACGATCCAGCAAACGTAAGCGTTATTTCGTCTTGCAAACTGGGTTGGTTGTTGCCGATAAGGCTTGGGGTTACATACACCCGGGCGGTGTTTTCTTGGTAGCCGGTTTCTTCGTCCGAACGGATAAATTCGATCGGAACTTTGATGTCGGAATAGCTGGTGTCGGTTGTGGTTACGGCGCCAGTATCTACGTCGTAAGTCGGGGTAGTCTTGCGGACGTAGGTGATGCTCGTATCAAGAGCAGTACCAAGGTCCGATACTACTGATTTGGCGATTTGCCGGAAGGCTGTGTCGAGTGCGCCGGCCATGATTAACCCCTCACAACACGTACTTGATAGCTGCCGCTACCTCCAAGGCAATAAGCGCCAAGATAAGACTGCAGCCAAGGATAAACGTCGAAAACGTTGTTGACCGTTCCAGTGGCTTGGCTGGATTTGTTGTACTTGACTTTGATGTCACCAAGTTCGACGGCTTCGTATAGGCCAGTATCGCCGGTGGAGTCGGTGATAGCACCCGTGTCGTTTGCTAGCGCACGAGCAAGCTCGTAAGTGGCGTATTTGATTTCGGCTGGGATCAGGCTGCAGACCAGCTCGACCGTGTCAACGTGGTAATTGTTGCGCGGCCACTTCAGCGCTTGGTCGTTGTCGCAGCGGTCACCGTAAAAGTTCAGGCTGTCGATCCAGCGCGTTGCTGAGATCAAGGAACGGTTTTTTTGGTCGTCCGTCTTGTCGTCCCAAGTGGCGGAATCGGGAACGGTTTCAAAATACGAGTTTGCTTCGGCCAGCGTTACGTAGCTGTTGGCCGTTGAACTCTTCAGTGTGGCGTTGATAGTTGCGGCCACAGCATTACCACATACTTTTTGTCAGTCTAGCGGCAATAAAAAACCCCACCCGAAGGTGGGGCATCTCCCTCGTCGAGTGAAGGATAGATCAGATGGTGGTGGTGTCCAGGGGGCTGTTGACAGTGAGCTGAACCATGGGGATCAGGTCGATGTCGTAGGTAGCGCTCCAGTTGCCGGCGGTGGCCAGGTTGGCGTTGGTGGGGTTGTCGCTAGCGGAGGTCCACTTGGTGCCCATCACGTGGTAGGCGCCGTGGTAGTCAACCGAGAGCACGTCCTGCTTGGACAGCACGTTGCGGTCTGCCTCGATGCGCAGATCCGACTGCACACCCTCAAGGATGGTGCCGGACTTGAGCAAGTAGCAGTAAAACTCGCGCTGGTGGCCGCCGGTGCCAGGAGCGACGGTGTTGACTTGGGAGTCAACCACGACGCGCATGCCAGCGAACTGGCCGACTTCGCGGGCGCCGATGCCCACGCCGCCACCGCCCCAGGTCACTGCGCCAGAAGCGGCCAGTGCAGAGGTGGAGAAGGTCAGCATGCCCACCTGATACAGGTAGTAGGCGACCGAGGGGTGGACAACCAGGGTGTCGAGCTCTTCGCCGCGCTCACCCAGGACCGAGCGAGCTTCTGCCACGGTGGCAGCGGTCAGGAAGTTGGCCTCAGCACCACCGGAAGCGGCGGCCACACCCTTGTCCAGAGCGTTGGCAGACAGAGCAGTGCCGAACAGACCGGCAAGCTGGGAGAACAGACGGGCGCTGTTCAGCTTGTTGATGGCATCAGCCAGCTGGTTGCGGATGTGAAGCATGGGGTCTTCACCGGCAGCCAAAACGGCAACGTCGTCAACGGCGTAGGCGAAGCCACGGTGGACGATGGATGCAATCTGGGTTCCGGTCCCGATCTTCTGGGGAGTCAGATAACCAGCGGTGCTGGTGCCCCAGGTGGCGGTGCCGTCCATGATCTCCTCGGTGGGAGACACGGGGTTGAACTCGGGAACTTGGATGCGGGTGCCGCCTTCGCGGGCATCCAGCAGGGAGTTGCGAACAACAGCGCCGCTCTTCAGGAAGAGGCTGCGCTCCTTGATCGCCTCAGACACGTAGGTGCTGAGATTATTACGCTTGACGATGTCCGCCAGAAGGACACCGCCGGAATAGTTCTGAAATGGGGCGGCCATTTCAAGCTCCAGGGGAAAGGTTTACGTGGTTCAAGTCACAGACTTGAGTGGTGTCCCACGGGGACTTAGCGACCCGCTTCCCTTTTCAGCACGGCTGCAAGGTCGGGGTCGCTGGCTTCCAAGGCCATTTGCCTCGTTAGGTTAATACTACCTTCCTTCCAAGGGTTAGGCATACCAGCGGAAATAGCACTGGTAGGAGTGGGCTTGGCACCCATTCCGGCTGCACTGCTTGGTTTGAAGTGGTGCTCAAAACCCGAGCCCGGATTCTTCAAGTTGGCAAGGTAGCTGTTGATGTCTTGCTCAACACCGCCGTTCAAAACAACAACGCTGCCGCTGTCATTCTTGCGGAGATTGTTTTGCATGAGCATCAACATCTGCTCTGCGTTAATAGCGCCAGCTTGGCTGATGGCAGCCAGAGCGCTGGTTTTCATCGCGGCAGTTTCGTTAGAGGTCCGAAGTTCCTCTAACTGGCGTTGCAGATCGCCGATTTGTTGGTCTTTCTCTTGGGCGGTGCGGTTGGCCTCTTCCCAGAGGTCTTTCCACTGCCCTTGGTCTTCCAGCGTCTTTTTGCGCTGGTCGTCTTGCTTTCTGTAGACCTCGTCCAGCTTGGTTTTGATGCCTTGGAATTTTTCCTCGGCTTCACTGGCTTGGGCTTTCAGTGCAGCAAGTTGACTTTCGTACTCAGCACGTAGCTGGGCAGTCTGGTCAATTTGAGGAGCGGTGTCTGCTCCAGCCACAGGCTGGTCAGGAGTCACCACGGGTGTCTCCTGGATGACTTGCTCTTCCATATTCAGGATTCAGTTTCGGTGGTTTCAGTGGGCTCGGGGGCAGGCTCTTCTGCCTTGGCGCGGCGCTTACGGGGGGCAGGCGCTGCAGCCGGTTTGTCTTTTTCGTACAGATTCTCAGCGCGAAGCTCTACAAGTTCCCACTTGTATGAGCCGTCAGGCTGGAGAACCTTGTCAAGGTGCTTATCCATGACAGAGGTGAAAATGCAGTATTAGTCTACAACAGAAGAACGAGTTAGACAGTTGCTCCAAGCTCGTCGATATTTGCAGGCGAAAGATTTAGCCACACGCTGCCGTTATATCCCTCAAAACGGTTTTCAGTGGTGTTGTACCGGATAGTTCCAGTTGTTGGGGTGCCGGGACGTTCGGCCGTTGTTCCTACGGCAACGAATGCATCAGAACCGGCGGGACCTTGGGGACCTGTAGCGCCAGTGGCACCCGTAAGGCCTGTGTCACCTTGAAGTCCTTGTGGGCCTTGAGGTCCAGTTTCGCCTTGAGGACCTTGGGGACCTGTAGCGCCAGTGAGACCTGTGTCGCCTTGGGGACCTTGTGGCCCTTGAGGTCCGGTTGCGCCGACTGGGCCGGTTTCACCTTGCGGGCCTTGTTCGCCCTGGATGCCTTGTGGACCTTGGGGTCCGGTGGCACCCGTGGCACCTGTCGCGCCAGTTGCGCCAGCAGGACCCGTTTCGCCTTGGGGTCCTTGAGGGCCGGTGTCTCCTGTGTCTCCCTTAGGACCTCTTTCGCCTTGGAGGCCGGT